TTGCACCGACGATTCGTGACATCAAGTGGTTCGACTGCTATAATCAACCACATACTACGACGCCTGATGTTGTCTTTCAAGATGACACACCCAACTGCACATTTGAACTTGGACCCAAGTGTCGTGCTTTGATTCCAACTGGTATGGTCTTTGATATTCCTGCCAGTTTCTCTGCTCGACTTCATCCTCGATCTGGTCTTGCATGGAAGAACGGCGTGACTCTTATCAACGCAGAAGGTGTGATCGACTCTGATTATTGTAATGAAGTCTTCATTCCTCTGTGGAACACCACAAGCAGTCCATTCAAGATTACACATGGTGATCGAGTAGCACAAGTTGAGATTGTTCAATACAGCCGACTTGTTAGTCACATCACCTACACACAAGCAACCCCACAAACACAAAAGACCAACCGCAAAGGCGGTTTCGGATCTACAGGAGTATAATATGACACGCGACGAACTTTTACAATACCATGATGAACTTTGTAACACAGCTAAAGAACTAATGAGCCTAAAGAACCGAGACTATGCGGGGAATCATGGTAATGAACCTTTTGCCAATTTCACTCGGGTAGAAGCAATGGGCATCTGCACTACCGAACAAGGCTTTCTTACTCGGATCACCGACAAAATGAGTCGTCTCTCATCTTTTATAGATTGTGGGAAGATGCACGTTGCCAACGAGAGTTTTAATGATACAATAGTAGATGTAATCAATTATATGGTACTCCTCTCGGCGTACCTCAAGGATAAGGAATCCACTGATGATCCGCAGCTTGTGCTGTTTAATGATAATGACAAGTCTGTTTCAGACACAGACATCCCAACAATCGCCGACGGATTCTCGTTTTCTGTCAGCTCTCAGGAGTGTTGAAAGTGGAGGAAATGATAACGCGGTTGGTGATGGAGGAAAAGCAATTGGACCTTATCAGATCTGGAAGATTTATTGGAAAGATGCTTTGGAATTCGATCCGACCATCGCCGGCAAATATGAAGATTGTTTTGATCGCCAGTATTCCGAACGTGTAGTCATTGCCTACCTGAACAGGTATGCCAGTGAGAAACGACTCGGAAGAATGCCTCGATACGAAGACATGTCTCGGATTCACAATGGTGGACCGAATGGTCACAAGAAAAGTGCAACCACTGCACATTGGAACAAAGTAAAGCGAGAACTTGATAAGAATGTCTGATGTATTTTATACAAACGTGGCTCGCCGGGGAAACAGAATCTTGGTTCGTGGGGTGAATGACGGGGCTCCCTTTCGTAAGGAAGTGGAGTTCAGTCCTACCCTATTCATTCCTTCAAACAAGGAGAGTAAATGGAAGACTCTCGAAGGTAAGAATGTAGAATCAATTGAACCCGGCAGTATGAATGACTGTCGTGAATTTATTCAGAAGTATTCAGGTGTAACTGGGTTTGAGATCTATGGAAACACAGATTACATTTACCAGTTCATCGGCAAGATTCATCCCGGTGAAGTAGACTACAAGTTCAGTGATATTCGAGTAGGATATATTGACATTGAGACTACATGTGAGAATGGCTTTCCGAAGATCGACGATCCCGAAGAAGAAGTGATTGCAATTACACTGATCATCGGTGATAAGAAGTGGGTCTTTGCTCGTGGCGAATTTGATCAACCAGAAGATGCCGTATGTTACAGTCACCACGAAGAAGAGTATGTTCTACAAGAGTTTTTGAATGTTTGGATGCAAAACTATCCTGATATTATCAGTGGTTGGAATATTAGATTCTTTGATATTCCATATCTTTACAATCGAATCCTCCGAGTTTTTGGTAGTAAGGTTGCAAAGACTCTTTCTCCTTGGAACGTAATCAAGGAACGAACCGTTGTTCGTATGAATCGTGAACAGACGGCCTACGAACTTCTTGGTATTGCAACTCTCGACTACTACGAACTGTACTTGACTTTTACTTATACAAGTCAGGAATCATATCGTCTAGACCACATTGCCAACATCGAACTCGGTGAGAAGAAGATCTCCTATGAGGAGTTCGATAACATCGCGGAGTTCTACCAGAAAGACTTTAACAAGTTTGTTCAATACAATTACCAAGATACCATTCTGATAAAACGACTTGAAGACAAGTTGAAGTTGATGGAACTTGCCGTTGCTTTGGCTTATTCTGCTAAGGTAAACTTTATGGATGTTTATTCTCAGGTTCGTACTTGGGATCAGATCATTTATCATTATCTGAATGAACGAAACATCGTGATTCCCCAGAAGAAGGGTCAGAGTAAGAATGAACAATACGCTGGTGCTTATGTGAAGGAACCAATCGTCGGCCGTCACGACTGGGTTGTTTCGTTCGACTTGAATTCACTGTATCCGCATTTGATTATGCAATATAATATCAGTCCTGAAACCATGATTTCTATGCCGGAAGATTCTAGATTTGGTATTGGTCCTAATAATATTCTTAGGGGGCCCGATGATTTTTACGGGAAGGATTGCTTCACGAAAATTGAGGAGTTTAAATCGAAGGAGTATTCTGTTGCTGCAAATGGAACATGTTACTCCAAAGATAAACAGGGGTTTCTACCTGCACTGATGGAAAAGATGTACATAGAACGTAAGATGTACAAACAAAAAATGTTGGAGTGCCAGAAAAAGAAACAAAAAGATCCAAACAACATAAAATTAGATTATGAGATTGCTAAGTTTCATAACTTTCAGCAGGTTCGTAAGATTCAGTTGAACTCTGCTTATGGTGCTATTGGTAATGAGTGGTTTCGTTATTATGATGTGATCCTGGCTGAAGCTATCACCCTATCCGGTCAGTTAAATATTCGTTGGATCATTGATCATCTAAATGAGTTTTTGAACAAAACACTAAAGACAAAGGACGTTGATTATGTGGTTGCATCGGATACTGATTCTGTGTATTTACGGCTTGGTGGGCTTGTTAATCATTTTCTTGGTGATGGTAAGTCTAATGGAGAAATCGTGGAGTTTCTTGACAAGTCATGTAGTGAGATAATTCAACCGTTCATTGATGAGAAGTACGAAGAACTGTGTGATATCATGGGCGCATATGATAATAAGATGGTCATGGAACGAGAAGTAATTGCGGATGTGGGGATATGGACGGCCAAGAAGAGGTACATGCTTAATGTACACGATTCCGAAGGAGTTCGTTATGATCCACCAAAGCGAAAGATCATGGGAATTGAAACGACCAGATCCTCTACGCCTCAGATTGTTAGAACTTGGTTGAAGGAATCAATTCGTATGATTATGAATGAGGATGAATCAACCCTGATCGATTACATCGAAAAAAGGAAAAGCGAATTCATGGAACTTGATGTTGAGGATATCGCCTTTCCCCGGAGCGTTAGTAATCTTACTAAATATATCGACTCTTCCAGTATTTACAAGAAGAGTACACCGATCGCGGTGAAGGGCGCACTGCTTTACAATCATTACATCAAGAAAAACAAACTAGATCGAAAGTATCAGTTAATCAATGAGGGTGAGAAGGTTAAGTTTGTTATGTTGAAGGAACAGAATCCCATATGCGGATCAAAAGGCGATCATGTTATATCGTTCGTCTCAAGATACCCACTGGATCTGGTCGATAGGAAATATGTGGATTATAACACACAATTTCAGAAAAGTTTTTTAGACCCCTTGACTTCTATTCTAAATGTGATAGGATGGAAGACTGAGAAGGTTTCAAGTTTAGAATCATTGTTCATTTAAAGGAGAACATAATGTCCGAAAAGAAAAAAATTAATATTAAAAATGTACGCATCGTGCGTCTAATGTCAGGTGAAGAACTCATCTGTGAATACTCCAGTAAGGGTGATACTCATACTCTTACTCTACCATGTCTGATCGTACCTACTGGTCAGAACAACATCGGTTTGGCTCCGTGGATGCCTTACGCCGATTATGACAATACCATCACTCTAGAAGAGAAGGTTGTTGCTTGGGTAATCGGAGCACACTCGGAACTTGCTTCTGAGTATGAGAGAGTGCATAGTGATGCTCCTCAACTCATCGTTCCTAACAAGGAAGTTCGAGAAGTCGCCGGCGTGATTGGAGCTCCTTGATACTATGAGTTATCTCAGTGACATTGTAAAGAATTCTGGTAACAAATATGCTGTTATTGCAGACAATGGGATTGAAGGAAGTGACATCACTGGTTTCGTTGATACTGGGTCTTATAGTTTCAACGCTCTTGTAAGTGGATCTTTGTATGGGGGTATTCCCGACAACAAGATCACTGCACTTGCAGGTGAGTCCGCCACTGGTAAAACTTACTTTGCACTTTCTTTAGTGCATCGTTTTCTTCGTGATCGTCCTGATGGAGTGGTTCTTTACTTTGATACTGAACAGGCAATTACATCTGATATGATCCGCGACCGGGGCATCGACCCCGGCCGGATCGCTATCTTTCCTGTCAGTACTGTCGAAGAATTTCGACATCAAGCTATCACTATCGTAGACCAACATCTCGAACAGAAAAAGTCAGATCAGAAACCTGTTCTGGTTGTTCTGGATTCGTTGGGAATGCTTTCGACCAGTAAGGAAATGACCGATACTGCCGATGGTAAGGAAACACGGGATATGACCCGAGCTCAACTAGTCAAGGCCACGTTTCGTGTTCTGACTTTGAAGTTGGGCAAGGCAGGTATTCCATTGGTGATGACGAACCACACTTATGATGTTGTTGGTTCTATGTTTCCAATGAAGACTATGGGTGGTGGTTCTGGACTTAAGTACGCCGCTTCCACTATCGTCTATCTTTCAAAGAAGAAGGTAAAGGAAGGTACAGATGTTATTGGTAACATTATTCATTGTAAGTTATTCAAGTCTCGTTTGACTAAGGAAAACTCAATGATAGATGTTATCTTAAACTATGAAACTGGACTACATCCATATTATGGTTTGGTTGACATTGCCATTAAGTATGAGATTATCAAGAAGGTTTCTACTCGACTTGAGTTTCCTGATGGAACAAAAGCTTTCGAGAAGTCAGTGTACAAGAATCCAGAAAAGTATTTTACAGAAGACATCATGAAACAACTTGAAGAAGCTGTTGCAAAGGAATTTAAATATGGGTCACATAGCGAAGAAGCCGAAGTACCAACTGATCCCTCATGAGAAGGATCGGTTTGCTATTAAAATATTAGAAAAGAAGTTTTATGGCATAGTCTTTCTTATTGGTAAAGTTGGATTTGAACCAATAGAAGGACAAGATCAGATGAGGTTCAAATACGAATTTGAAATTCTACAGAACCCCAACAACAAAAAAGAAACTAAAGTGTTGAAAACTTTAGTCGGTGATATTATAATGGAATTTCTTAACACTAAGTATAGTGAGGATCAAACAGATGAGCACGTTG